CCTAAAGCAACATTAACAACACCAGTAGTAATAGCAGTACCTGCTTCATCGCCCACGACAGTATTATAATTACCACCGGAGACAATGGAGTTACCAGCGTTTACGCCTAGTCTTAGGTTGCTTGTGCCTGCTGTTGGTGTACTTATAGAGCCGTCTGAGGCTATGCGCATGCGTTCTATATCTGAAGTTTCAAACGTAATTGCCGCTGCTTCTACAGCTTCAATTTTTAAAAGACCAGTGCCTCTGTGTCGGATATCTGTTCCAGAATTAGCTCCGCTTTTACGGATAATTCTAAATCCAAAGTCTGTATAGCTAGTATCGCCAGTTAAATCTAAAATTGCGTTTGCATCTGATGCACCGCCTGTTCCTATTTCTACATTACCCGCAACAGCCAATGTACTAGCCATATCCACAGCGCCATCGATATCAACCACATCAAGGTTGGTAGTACCGTCTACGTCTATGTCGCCTGAGATGTCTAAGGATGTAGCCGCTATAGAGCTACTAAACGTAGCCGCACCCGCCGCTGACATATCAAAACGCAAAGCAGTAATAGCTGCACCATCATCTATACCCTGAATATATATGTCTTTGTTATCTTGACGAGATTGGATATATAAGTTATTTGAAGACATGAAAACTCGTCCGAATTCTGTGCCTCCATCAAGAAACCTTATATCCCCGCCATCAGCATCAAGGATGATGTCTCCTGCCGCATCCAGTGTCATATCACCAGAACTTAAAGCCAGAGTATTACCATCTAATGTGAAGTTATCTACAACCACACCTGCGTTGGCTGTTACTACACCTGCAACAGCAAGCGTTGAAGACATGTCCACAGCGCCATTAATGTCAATTGTAGTCGCAGCAATTTGAATCTCAGTGTCCGCTACAATATCAAGCTGCCCATCAACACTAGAGTTAATGTATATAGCGGCATCACGGAATTGAACCTTATCGGTTGTGCTTAATTCGATATTAGTGCCACCTGACGCATTACCCGCAACAAGCACTTCTGTAAGCGTATCCGCCACACCAGGATCGACCCCCGCCATCGCATCGACAACCGCTGCAGCAGAACCAGCACCATCAAGATAAACGACTGCTGTTTTTCCGGTCAGGATCGTGACGTTCGCGCCAGAGCCTTGGGAGATTGCAATTGACTGAGAGCCAGACGTTGCGTTCTCAATGAACATCACGCGGCTTACAGTATTAGGTGCAACTGTACAGGTTCTCGTCGCAGTCAAATTTCCCGCAGACGTAATCTTAAAGTACATTGCGCGAGCAGGATCAGAAGCACCATCCGCAACCGTAGTCGTTGCGTTTGCGTCAGAGCCGAAGACCTGCTGAGTCGCGTAGCCTAAAGCTTCGCCAATTAGCTCTAAGCTGACATTTGTGGTCGCGCCCCAAGTACCGGAGCCTTCTCCAGTCGCTAATTCGGTTAGCCGCAAATCATTTACAAAAGTTGCCATTTTTTATCCCCTTCTTCAGGCAGCATCGCGCCCTGCTTTAATTTGATCATAACCAGCATTTTGGCTGGTATCGATTGGGCTGTAGCCCGGACTTTGAGAAGTGCTAATAACATTGTAACGAGGGTCTTGCCCCGGAACTATCTCGCCCCAAACTAAAGGCGTACCTAGCTCGATTGTAACCGATTGCCCAGTCAATGAAACTACCGCACCGGAAACTGTTGAAACTTGCCCGACAGCCGAGTTTATCTGCTGACCAGTCACAAATACATTGCTAACCGCTCTAAATGTAGGAGTTCCGAAAGCGGACGTGATCTGCTGACCGGCAAGCGTGATATTCGCCTCAGCATCTACCGTTGGAGAACCGACAGCGGATGTAGTTTGAACGCCGGTAAGCTGAACAATCGACGCAGCTACCACAGAAATCGAACCAACGCCAGATGTGATCGACTGCCCAGTTGGTGTTATATTAGATTTAGCTCTGACCGTAAGCGATCCGACTGCGGAATTTGTCTGCCTTCCCGCAGGGGAGACGTTTGCTTCGGCAGCTACGGTCAGGGCACCAAGGCCTGAATTAATTTGCAGGCCGGTGAGCTGGACAACAGCGCCAGCGACGACAGCCATAGATCCAACCGCCGAAGTTGTCTGCTGCCCCGTTACCGAAACATTAACGTAAAGGGGAGTCCCCCAAGCACCTAAGCCCCATGTACCGCGACCCCATCCTTCTTGTGCCATAACTAACCGCCCAGAAGCTGGCTCTCAGCATCTCGCAGATGAACAATTGCAGTCGTCATGATCTCACGCACAGCGTCCGTCATGAAATCCTGTTCAAGCGAAGCGTTGAGCTTAGCGATGGCTAATTGAATGTCTTCTAAAGCAGTCATAACTACTCCTATGTGAATGCCCATATTAAACCCTTACGCGGCGCTTGATAAGCCCTGATATTTACGATTTAGGATACGCTTTATTTTAGCAGCGTACATATTTTGATCTTGGTAAAGGCTATTAATCTGCTTAGCGATCCTATGGTTGCTTAAACCACGGGACTGAAGGCGGTAAATCGACTTCAACACGCGCTGCTCTTCAGGGTGGTCAATAAGTCGTTTGCGGGTTTTGTTACCAATCTTCACAGGCTCGAATGTATAACCAAACGGCGCGGACCCACCGATAGAAAATCCGCGAGAAGCCCAGTCAACCTTGCCCTCGCCAAAGCGGTCCTTGATGTTGGCGTGCTCAATTTCAGCCACAGCGGATAATACCATCAGCATAATCTTGTTGGCCATATCCGACATATCAAACCGTGATTTAAGGCCCTTTTCATCCTCAAACTTAGGGTAAACAATCGGCATATCACCAAACTGCTCGCAGAAAAACAACGTGATATTGGTCTCTTGGAGAACCGGAATCATCGACAGTAAATCAGAAGTTGACCTAGACAGCCGGTCAAGTCGGGTAGAAACAATAACGTCCGACACATCCATAACGTCAGTCATAGCGCGGGATGCTGGGCGCTCAAGAATATCCATCGTGCCGCTCACACCGTCATCAATAAACCACTCATCAACCGGCCGATTGTATTTGTTTTTGACAAACTCACTGATCAGAGACTGCTGAGTCTGAATCGACACCCCAGACTTTGACTGCTCCTTCGTGGACACGCGGCAGTAGCCGTAAATCATATTAATCTGCGTTATTGGTCGAATCACTTGACCCCTCCCTTGTAGCCGTACTTAACCATCTCCTCATGAAGCCGCTTCCAATCAATGTCGAGCGGCCTGCGGCCAAGGGCGCGATCAGCAAACATCACGCTACCATCCTTGACCAACTCAACAGCGCAATACATCTTCGGCACACCGTCATAAACGATATCAATCTCATGCAGCCTACAGGTACGGCGAACGCGGTTGTAATACACTTTCTTCTCTTGGGCAGTCATAATATCTCCTCGTAATCGAGATTTGATTAAAGCACGGCGCGAGTCGTTGTGCAACACGTTATAATTTGTTGCATATAAACACGGAACAGGAGACAATCCATGAGTAAGATCATTATTGAACTTGACAAAGAAGAAGCTGAAGTTGTTTTAGAGAACCACGGGCAGATAGTTGAGCTGCTCGAAAACATTCTAGCGGAGACCAAGATAAATGGACAAATACTTCGAGACAATAAGCCGAACAATGTTTCACATGAAACATAAGTCTTTGAATGAAAAGAGAAAAGCTGTAAGAAAGGCGCTGCAACGTGAGCACGGCGCGGGGCCAGAGGCAAAATTTTTACTCAACATATGGAGAGAACATTATGAAAGACGTTTATGAGCTAGAAGAGTATCACCACGATGGCAAGCGCGGCGGTTTCATTAAAACTCGGCAGTGCGCAGAAGAGTTATTTGACAAGCTGATTGAGCCAAGGATCAGGAAGTTAGAGGGCAACGGTGCTTACTTTCACCTTTACCGAAACTGCGGGGATCTGCGGGAGGTTATTCTTTAAAGAAAAACGTCTGAAGCACTAATCGCCGCTTCTTGCTCTCGTTCTGGCAGTTTATTAAACAACATTTCTGCAAGCTGATAAGCAGGAATGCCAAGCTTCTGAGCGATGAGCGGCAACATGTTCAAGCCACGCTCGTCCATAATCGGACCCTTCATCGCATATTCTGCAATCGGAGCAATCTCCTCGCCAATACCCCGCATGATCTCTTGACCAAACTCTTGGGCTTCGGGGCCAGCATCGTACAAACCGCCGACAAATTCAGACGTACCTTCACGAGCATCTCGAATACTTTCAGCCGTAGCAGGCTCATTAAAAGGGTACACATACTCGGGTCCGCTCAAACCACCCCGTAGGTATTCGCCAACACCTGCCGCGCCGCCTGCTAAAACTCCGCCAATTTCGCTCATAGCCCCCAAACCTAACTGGCCAGCGAGGGAAGGCAGGCCAGGAGATTCTATAGATGCAATTTGTTCCTCCGGCATTCTTCTTGATGTTACGCCCATGCCTCCTGCCTCTGCGTCTTCGGAAGAAAGCACTGTTGCGGCTCCCAAACCGGTAGCGCCAGCAAAAGGAGCACTCGCTAATATCTGGGGCGAATCTTTCTTTTCAGGATCAAACTCGGCGTTGACTGACCTTATATTGTTTGGCTCGAAAGAAACAACCACGTCCGATGGCCTATAGAGCTGTTCTTTCGCATACAACCGCGCTTCTTTCATAACTTCGGACGGCACCGAACTCATTTTATCGTAAGATTCTTTCGTTGATCCTATTGGTAAAGAAACGTCATAGCCTTTTTCTTTAAGGTATTGCGTGGCATACCGATATTCACCTGCACCGCCTGTTCCTGCGTCTACTACGCCTTCTATGATTAACCCTTTACGGCCTTGAGACTTTGCAATCCTAGAAAGCTCGTCGGTAGTTATAGATGTAGACCCAGAATCCAGCTTAAAAACCTCAGCGGCAGGCTTTGTGGAGCCGTTTGGGAACTCAACAACAAGTCCGTCCGTAGGAATATTGCTCCAAAGGTTACCTTCTCCCGCCGGTCGAACCCTCAAAAACTCTTTCTTTTTTATGTAAACAGGGTACACCGCCGCGCCATCTATAGACTTTGCGTAAGAACTCGCCACTTCAGGGGACGAAGACATAAATACGCCAGTGCCAACCGTTTTAATCTGACCAGTCTCGCGGCTCGGCATACGAAATTCTTTAATATCCGAGTCAGAACCATGGTAATACACCGTATCAGTGTCGAAACCAGCGTCTTTGGCTTGTTTAATCCTTTGGTCTTTAACCAACTTTTTAATTGTACCAAAGCTGCCAGCTTGACTTTCTTCCGAAGCCGCCAAGCCAACCAAAGTAATACCGCCAGCAACAGAAAACGCTGTGCCCCCAAATTTTTTGCGAGCCGCCAACCGATCAGCATCATTTGTGTACGTTTCTGTTTTTATTCCAGCATCTTTAAAAGCTTGCAAAACGTCTGCGGGGGTATCTTCTGGTACAATCGCGCCTTCAAACTCATTTAGCTCAACCAATCTTTCGGGCTTAGCTTCAAAGTATTCTGTAGGGGCGTTTCTAAAGTAAGACTTCAACTCTTGTATTTCTTGCAGTGCGTAGTCAGGCAAATTTTCAAATCCAAACTCAGAAAGAGTTCTATCAATACCTCTTTTTTGCGATTCTATTAACATCTCAATAACTTCACCTGAGTACCCGAAGTGTGATTCGTCAAACTTATAAAATGGCTTTAAAGATTCGGCCAAATCGCTAACACGCTCATAAGAAGCATTTTGAAAATTCTTAAACTCATCAGATCCGACAAGCTTGCCGCTTTCCTCCCTGATGTCTTTAAGGCTTGAAAGTTTTTCGGTAAGGCTTGCTCGTAACGCGCCGGGGGTACTCATCCCCCCTTCTTGGGCCGACCCTCGGTTTTTCTTCATAAATTTTAAAACTTCTTCCGCCGTGTACGGCTTTAGCTTCAATCCCTTACCTGTGTAGTAGTCCCTGTTAGTTGAAGCGTCAAAAAACTCTTCCTCCTGAAAGAATTCATCAAGCTCTTTTCTTCCCCAAGTTTTTCTTTCATCAGCATACGGCTTTATCAAATCTCGCAAATCTTCTCTTTTCAAGAAGATGTTGCCGCCAGAACCTTCCGTAGTAGGTATGTCTGTAATGCCTTTTTCACGAAGAAACACAATATCAGCTACAAGATCGCTTTCAAAAAACCGCTGGACATCAGCAAAAGACTGCGCTGTAGCTCGTTTTTTAAGCTCCATATTGCCCAACTCATAAGTTAAATCACTAACCCGGCCTTCTTGAAACTCGTCTGCAACGGATTGAAACCGCTTTTTAAATTTAAGGTCTGCGCCTTTTTGCGCTATACGAAATGGTCTTGGGGCGCGAACTGTGTAGGCGTCTGCATTAAATACCACGTTTGCTTTGAGCCGCTTTGGGTCAAACGATGTTGGGTCGCCCACTAATGTGATTTCGCCAAAATTATCAAACGGCTGATCTTGCCGGACAACCGCTAAAGAGGGCATGGGGAACGCGCCCATATCTTGTTGCGCTCTCAATACGCCGGGGCGAGTGTTCATTAAAAACTGTAGATCACCGCCTCTGATCATCTCATCTCCTGCGGGTAAAGCTCCGATGCCTTCATTTACAACTGATTTAATGCCCATATCAGTATCTGGCGTTTTTCCTGCCTTACTTGCAGCATTAACCAAGCCACCAATTCCATAAGATTTAACATTGTCGAAGATGTCTGGTATATCGATATCATTAAGTCTCGGCATTACGCGGCCTCTTGCTGTGCATCAAAATAGTTTTTCAACAGCACAAACCACTCTTCGAGGGTAATAACCGCTGTACGAGAGTTATCTCGCGGCAAATTTGGATTAATAGCATACAACGGCAGGCACACCCTGGTCATCTTATTGTTAAACTTGTAGATAAGAACCGGAATGTCATTCCCACAGGCGGCGAGGACCTGCTTCCACCACTCTGGACGCCACCACCACCCATCCTTGTACGCCTTACACTCAATCGCGTGGCCCGGAATTTGGATATCAGCCAGGTTGGCGGTCTGATATTGATCAAGGTTTCGTTTGCAGGCTATGTCAAACCCATGCTCGGAGAAGAATTCGTTCAGTTTCTTACAGACGAAGCGCTCATATGCAGCTCCCTTGTTGCGCGAATCGACCATAGGTTGGCACCCGTAAAGTTTACGTGATTCTGTTGCAAATAGGGGTACCATGCAAGACAATATCAAACGGGGGTCCCTTACCCTCACTCCTCTGGGCGACCTCCCCCTCTCCGATTCGCCCCCAAGGGACCCCTTTTTTTTAATAAAAATAAAAAATATTATATATTTCAATAGGTTAGGTGGGACCCCTATGCTTTCTCGTTGGAAACGGGGGGTGGGGGGTGAATCTTGCGACCATTTACGTTGAGATTTTTTTTACCACCTTATGCGCCGAACTCAGCTATAGCTAAGCGCCTCAGCCGAGGCCAGAAAAAGGGGGGTGCCAGGGTCCAAATCAAATCTTTCCGAGAACCAAAAACTCGATCCATAGGGGTCCATTTTTTTGCCAAGACGGCGCTTACGGGCGTTTAGGATGCACTTTGAGGTGCCCAACCAGTGAGGACCGAGGCTTTGGCCAACGGCTTTGACTCCTGTGAGCACTGCCGTTAAACCAGGCTTCGCCGGACCAAGCCCTTATAATGGGCTAAGTCTTTGATTTGTAAGGGTTTTGTCGTAATTTCGAGGGGAGGCTGATTAAACCAGCGAGGGCGGGGCACAGAGAAAGAGACCTCTCTTTCTCTGTTATTCTTTTAGTTCATTAATTACGGGTCATCTATTCCAAAAGCCTATAAGTCACTGTCCTTCATTTCGTCGGTCACACCTAGCAGCTCGTTCAACCGTGACTTGATGTCACTCTTGGTCATGCTGTCGAGGTTGGCGTTAATGTTAAGCGAATGACTCCGCTGTATCGTCAAGCCTGCAAGCTGGTTCAACTCTTTTACCGCGCTTACAGCAGCGTTA